AACATTATTAGTATTGCCTACCGGCACAGGAAAAACGATAGTTTTTTCTAAGCTTGCTGAAGATTGTGTTCGTGAAGGTGAGCGGGTTTTAATACTCGCTCACCGGGGCGAATTACTTGATCAGGCTGCCGATAAGCTTATGAAATCAACATCACTAAGATGTGCTGTTGAAAAAGCAGAAAATACTTGTCTTAATAGCTGGTATCGGGTTGTTGTTGGTTCTGTTCAATCCTTAATGCGTGAAAACAGACTTGGACAATTTACACCAGAATATTTTAATACTATTATTGTCGACGAAGCGCATCATGTTATTTCTGATAGCTATCAGCGCGTTTTACAGCATTTTAATCAGTCCCAAGTGTTAGGAGTTACAGCAACGCCAGACCGTGGTGATATGCGTAATTTGGGTTCATATTTTGATAGTCTAGCTTATGAATACACTTTACCTAAAGCAATAAAAGACGGCTTTTTATGCCCAATTAAAGCGCAGACTATACCGCTTAAAATAGACATTGCAGGTGTAGGAATGCAATCCGGTGATTTTAAAACAAGTGATTTAGGAACAGCTTTAGACCCATACCTTCATCAAATTGCGGATGAAATGCAAAAATACTGTATGGATAGAAAAACACTTGTATTCTTACCTTTAATTAATACATCACAAAAATTTACAGAAATTCTAAAATCCAAAGGGTTTAATGCCGCAGAAGTTAATGGCAATAGCACGGACAGAGCCGAAAAACTAAAAGATTTTGAAAATGGTAAATACAATGTATTATGCAATTCTATGCTTTTAACTGAAGGTTATGATTGCCCATCTATTGATTGCATAGTAGTTCTAAGACCTACTAAAATAAGAAGCCTATATGCTCAAATGTGTGGTAGAGGTACACGTTTATGCCCTGACAAAGACCATTTATTACTTTTAGATTTTTTATGGCACACTGAACGACATGAACTTTGCCATCCTGCACATCTTATTTGTGAATCAGAAGAAATCGCTAAAAAGATGACTGAAAATATAGAAACAGCCGGATGCCCGATTGATATAGAAATGGCAGAACGTCAAGCTACCTCAGATGTCATAGCGACACGTGAAGAAGCTTTGGCAAAAAAACTTCAGGAAATGAAAAATAGGAAGCGTAAATTAGTAGACCCTTTGCAATTTGAGATGAGCATACAAGCAGAAGATCTATCAAGCTATATCCCTACTTTTGGCTGGCAAATGTCACCGCCTTCCAGCAAACAAATTCAGACTCTTGAAAAATTAGGCATCTTTCCCGATAACGCAGGAAAAGCAGCGTTGTTGCTGGATAGACTTGATAAAAGAATAGCCGAGGGATATACGACTCCAAAGCAAATACGATTTCTTGAAGGTCGAGGTTTTCAACATGTCGGGACATGGCAATTTGAACACGCAAGAAAACTTATTGATAGGATTGCGGCCAACGGATGGAAAATACCAAGAGATATATCTCCATATGAATATATGCCTAATTAAATTTAAAGTTATTTAAAAAAGGAGATTAAAAATGATAACTAATATTGACATAAACAAATTACAGCCACACACGAATAATCCACGTAAAGACTTGGGGGATTTGACCGAGCTTGCAGAAAGCATAAAGATTAACGGAGTTATGCAAAACCTGACAATAGTAGATAACAAAGACTATGAGGAAGACGGCATATATACCGTAATCATCGGACATCGCAGATTGGCAGCGGCTAAGCTTGCCGGGCTCAAAGAGCTGCCCTGCGCGATTGTTGAAATGACTCAGCAGGAACAAATATCTATTATGCTTATTGAAAATATGCAGCGCAGTGATTTGACGCCAATTGAACAAGCTAATGGATTACAGATGATGATGGACTTCGGTGATACTGTCACCGGCATTTCCGAAAAGACCGGGTTTTCCGACTCAACAATTCGTAAGCGATTAGCTCTAACGAAGTTAAATCAAAAAGAGTTGCAGGAATCCTATCTTCGCGGCGGCACACTGATGGATTACGCAAAGTTGGAACAATTGAAGGATGAGAAGGCAAAAAATAAAATGCTGCAGTATATTGGAACTCGAGATTTTGACTGGCAGCTGAAAAATGCCATTGACGAGCAAGAAAAACCAGAGAGAAAAAAAGCGCTTTTCAAAGTTCTGGACGAATTTGCAAAAGAAATCGATAGGAACGATATGAAGGGTATGATGTCTTACGAAATAAGTTTTCATAATTTTCTGATGGATAACTGGAAAAAACCAAAGGACGCCGATACAGCTGAATACTATTATGTTGTTGATAATTATAGCGCAGTGCTTTACAAAAAAATTGAAAAAGAAGCGTCGAAGGAGCTTTCATTTAAAGAAAAAGAATTTAATAAAAGGGAAGCAAAACTGAAGAACCTGTCAAAGCTAGCGTATGAGCTCAGATATGACTTCGTTAAAAATTTTAATTCCGGCAAGAAATATGCGAAGGAAATTAACGGATTTGCATTTCAAAAATTAATTAGATACGGTAGTCCAGATTCAGACAAACTATTTAAAATTTTAGATGTTGATATCCCGGATATTAACGGTGTGGATTGGCGAGAAACAGAAGAACTAAAACGCAATCATATCCTTGAAAAATATAGGGAATCTCCAGAACGTGTGATGTTTTTGACAGCATACATTGCATTTGACGACAAATCCAGCAATGATTATTTTTACGCTCGCAGCTGGGACAACGTGATTATTCACGAAAACAATAAAGAACTTGATTTGATTTACGAAACTTTAATTTCTCTCGGATATCAGATGTCAGACGAGGAACGCGCGCTGCAGGACGGAACACACGAATTATTTGTAAATAAAGAGGCTTGAATATGGAAGAAATTTATGACATAAAAGAAGCCCTAATGTATTTAGACCCCTGTATATTAAATTATCAAGAATGGGTCAATGTAGGTATGGGACTTAAAGAAGCCGGCTATACTGCATCTTTATGGGATGAGTGGAGTCAAAAAGACAGTAAGCGATACCACAAAAATGAATGCTTTAAAAAATGGGATAGCTTCAGAGGAGCTCCTTCTCCGGTAACTGCAGGTACTATTGTACAAATGGCAAAAGATTATGGATGGATACCTGAAAAATTATCAGGCGGATATGAACTTGAATGGGATGCCGATATCGGTCCTAAAAATGATCTTATTGTTATAAAAAAAGAGTGGTTAGAAGGTCAGGAAATAATTCAGCCTGATAATTGGAAGCCAGTCGAGCAGTTAGTTAAGTATCTTGAAACATTATTTGAAGCTTCAGAGAACGTCGGTTATGTATGCGACAGCTGGGAAAAAGACGGCCGCTATTTACCCACAAAAGGATGCTGGGATAGATCTGCCGGAGAACTTATACAACAACTTAATAATTGCAACGGAGATATTGGTTCCGTTTTAGGTGATTATAAGTCTGAGGTAGGTGCATGGATAAGATTTAATCCATTAGACGGAAAAGGCATTAAAAACGAAAATGTAACAGATTTTCGTTTTGCATTAGTAGAATCTGATGATATGGATATTGAGCACCAAAATGCAATAATAAGAGAACTTGAACTTCCTGTCGCATGTTTAGTTCACTCCGGCGGTAAAAGCCTTCACGCTATAGTACGAATAGAAGCTGGTTCTTATGATGAATATAGAAAACGCGTCGACTATCTTTATGAAGTATGCAAGAAAAACGGCCTGAAAATAGATAGCCAAAATAGAAATCCTTCAAGACTTTCGCGAATGCCCGGAGTAATGCGCAACGGCCATAAGCAATTTTTAGTTGATACAAACATCGGCAAAGATAACTGGAAAGAATGGCAGGAGTGGATAGAGGGTATTAATGACGATTTGCCGGAGCCTGAAACCCTGACAAGCGTATGGGACAACCTCCCGGACTTATCCCCTTCTTTGATTGATGGAGTATTAAGACAAGGACATAAAATGTTGCTTGCCGGTCCTTCAAAAGCCGGTAAATCATATGCTTTAATTGAGTTATGCTGCGCAATAGCTGAAGGTAATACCTGGTTTAACTGGGAATGCGCTCAAGGCAAGGTTCTATATGTAAACTTAGAACTTGATAGAGCAAGCTGCTTACATAGATTTAAAGATGTATACAACGCCCTCGGTTTGGCACCGAATAACCTTCAAAACATAGATATATGGAACTTAAGGGGTAAATCCGTTCCTATGGATAAATTGGCGCCTAAATTAATTCGTAGGGCACAGAAAAAGAATTATATAGCCATTATCATTGATCCTATTTATAAAGTTATTACAGGCGATGAAAACAGTGCTGATCAAATGGCTCATTTTTGCAATCAGTTTGACCGTGTGTGCGCGGAGCTAGGAGCTGCAGTTATTTATTGCCATCATCATTCAAAGGGCTCACAGGGTGGTAAAAGAAGTATGGACAGAGCTTCGGGTTCAGGTGTATTTGCAAGAGACCCAGACGTGCTTTTAGACCTTATAGAGTTGGAACTTAATGAAAATATCATAAAGCAAGAAGAGAATAAAGCTGTATGTAAAATTTGCGAACAATATCTTAAGAAACATATACCCAATTATGATAGCACAATTTCTCAAGATGACTTATTTAATGAAAGAACCATGCAGGAAGTATGCGCTAGCCATTTTAGCAAAGAAAGCAAATTATTTAATGAACTGCAAGAGGACATAAAAATTGCTAGAAAAAATATACAGCAACGCACTGCGTGGCGCATAGATGGCACACTGAGAGAGTTCCCGAAATTCCCGCCTGTAAACTTATGGTTTGATTATCCGATACATAATTTGGATGATGTCGGAAGCCTCAAAGACGTAGAAGCTGAAGGCGAAAAGGCTCCGTGGCAGAAGGCAATAGATAAGAGGAAGCCTAAAGATACAAAGGCAAAAGAACGGAAAAAATCTATTGAAACTGCATTTGAAGCTTGCGGAATTGAGGGAGAAGTTACTATAAATGCTCTTGCTGAATATATGGACGTGTCAGAAAAAACCGTGCGAAATCGAATAAAGGAGCATGGCGGATACTTAATTAATGAAAATAACGTAAGGAAGAAAAAAACATAAATAACGTTATTTTCCCTCATGGTAATAAATTTAGGGAAAACGAAAAAACGCGTTTTTTTCTCTGAAAACATAAAGGGAAAAAACAAGGGAAAAAAACATATTTTACGTTATTTTCCGATGGAAGAAAAAAACATATATATAAATATATATAATTTTCTTTTTCCCTCACGGTCACAGGGGTAAGTAGTCGTGCGACAGCTCACGCACGACGACTCCTTCCCCTGACTGTGACTAAAGAAATTTTTCAGAGGAAAGAGCAATATATGAAAACTGAATTTTTTATGGCAATGCTTCCGCCGACTGCTACCCATCAAGAAAAGCAAGTGCATGTTGTAAAAGGTAAACCAATATTTTATGAACCTGAAGAACTTAAAGCTGCGCGGTCAAAGTTGGGAGCTCATTTATCAAAACATATTCCAGAAATTAAATATTCAGGAGGAGTTAGATTAATAACAAAATGGTGCTTCCCAATAACAGGCAATCATAAAGACGGTGAATATAAAATTACTAAACCCGATGTTACAAATTTACAAAAGCTACTTGAAGATATTATGACAGACCTCGGATATTGGAAAGATGATGCGCTAATAGCAAGCGCCATAACTGAAAAGTTTTACAGCAAGATTCCTGGGATTTATATATATATTGAAAATTTAAATTAATAAAGAGGTGCAATATGAAAAAAGATACAACTTTTTACTGTTACTATTTTCACCTTGACGATAATAACACGGCCGTGAAAGAAGCACTAGTCAATTTAGGTTATAACCAACATAGACCGATGCTTCCCATTGAAAGCGGAGAATTGTACGTAACACATTTTTGCAATACAAATGTTAAAGCTGATTTACTAGATGAAATTGATAATGTTATTTTGCCTGCGCTGCGCAATTCAGGAGTTTTAAAAAGAGGTGTACGACGAGGGGATTTAAAAGTATCTGCTTGTTATACACCTGCAGGAACTGATTTTATAGACGTAAAAATTAAACCTGATACCATTCAGACAATAGAATTTATAGACTCTATTGGACATGATGGGACAGAAGAGGACAAGGAGGCAAATCCATGCGAGATTTAATTATACATTGGCTGCTTAAAGGTATTTACGATAACGCGGATACTACAAAGCCGATACCGTGGTTTGTAAAGCTAAGATTAAAAGCGGTAAGTAGAATTTACAAAGGCTAGAGGTAATAAAAAATGAAAAAATCAAAATTTGACAAATTGGATGCCATGATACTTGCAGTTTCTTTGATACTGGTTGCCTTGTTAGTTTTAAGTATTAATGCCGGGATAATAATGATCCAAATTGAGGCTTACGGTGTAGGGGTTTTAATGCTTTTGTTTTCAGCGCTTATGGCAGCATGTACATATATTTGGTTTAGGTGGATAGCAAGAAAATAAAATAAGAGAGGCGAAGAATGCAAAAAGAAAAAAGCTACCAGTATACAGAAGCAATCTTATATAAATATCAATATCTGAAAGTTCAGGTGCAAGAAGATGAAGAAGAACTTAATCAGCTTTATGGAGAATCTGCTTTAAGTTCTTACGACTACACTAAAATCCACGTTCAGAACAGTAATGTTAACGACTCTACTTTTCAAGAGGCAACAAAGGCAAGAAAAAGAAAAGCCCGGCTGCAGAAGGTTGTAAAAGATAATAAAGCATTAATTGAAAAAGTTGAAAAAGCTTATAAATATTTAAATAGAAATGAACAGCTGATTGTTACTAATAAATACTTTAAAGAGCGAAATGACTACGAAATATGGATGGACGATAATTTAGGTTTATGCATGAGTGAGCGTACATATTATCGGGTTAAAAATAGAGCAGTAAAGAAGATGTCTTTAATTATTTATGGCAAATGACAGTATTTAGGCAGAACATATGTTCTATTTACTGATATAATTACCGATGAGGTGATTATAGTTGAAAAGTCCAATTTCATGGTTAGGTGGTAAAAGTCGTTCTGTAAACAAGATATTGCCTTTGATACCTGACCATTTTACATATGTAGAACCTTTTGCGGGTGCATTATGGATATTGTTTGCAAAAGAAAAATCAAAACTTGAGATTATAAATGATATAGACGGCGACCTTATGAATTTCTGGGAAGTAATTAAAAATGCGCCTGATCAGTTTATTGAAAGCTTTAATTATTGCCTTATAAGCAGAAAAACCTTTGAGGAATACCGAAAGAAATATATGGCCAAAGATTATTACGATTGTATAGAGCGAGCACATATTTTCTACTATATTTTAAAATCATGCTTTGGCGCCAGAATGACACACCCGGACTTCGGAATAATTAAACAAGGAACGTCTAACTTAAATTTTGACATAATCGAGAGAGATATTAAGGCAGCGCATGAACGATTAAAAAAGGTTGTCATTGAAAGCAGAGATTTCCAAAGAGTTATAAAAGTTTATGATTATGAAAAGTGTTTCATGTTTTTAGACCCGCCGTATTATGAAACTGCACGATATGCAGTAGGTAAATTTAAAGATGATGATTATATAAATTTAGCTGAATTATGTAAAAATTTAAAGGGTAAATTTCTATTAACAATTAATAATCATGACTTCATCCGGGAGCTGTTTAAAGACTTCATTTTTATTGAGCATGATGTTACATATTCGGTCTCAAAAACTAATAAAGAACGTCAAAAATATGGCGAAATTATTATAAAAAACTACTGATTTTAAGTTGGCAGAAAAATGGCAGGATTTTGACAGAAATGTGTGCTAAAATTGTATCATCGAAATGTATATCATATGTTTCTCCTTTGTTTGAAGCGGGTAAAACCGCTTCTTTTTATTGCTTAAAAAGTGGGTGGTGATTTTGTCAAAGATAGACTGGATAAAAATAAGAAATGATTACATAAACGGTAATTTTAGTTATAGAAAATTAGCTGAAAAACACGGCGTTAGTTTTAATACTTTGAAAGACAAAGCGGTAAAAGAAAACTGGTATAAAGAGAAACTTAAACAACACGAAAAAATAAGGATTAAAACACAACAAAAAACCGCTGAAAAAAAAGCTGTTTCTGAAGCTGACAGAATAACCCGTTTATTAAATATAAGTGATAAATTACTCAATAAACTTGATCAGGCTACAGATGAGCTCGGTCAAGTATTGATTAAAAATAAAGAAAAGACAAAAATAGAAGGCTTTATAATCGATGAGGAAACAGGTATAAAATATGACAAAATTGTAAATTGGGAGTACGAGAAAGTAGATAAGGCTGAAACTATTATAGATAGATTTGGAGTTAAACTACTAGCCGCTGCCCTAAAAGACATATTGACCGTTATAAGTAGTAACCGTTCTGATGAGGCGGCGCTTGAAAAACTTGATGAGATTTTAAAAGGAATTAGTGAAAATGCAACTAAGTGATAAGCAAAAAAACTTTTGGAATTCCGCTACTCATCGATGGAATATAAAATATGGTGCTACTCGAAGCGGTAAAACTTATTTAGATTATTTTATGATACCTAGACGCATAAGGGAACGCACAAAAAAAGATGGGCTGCTTTTATTGCTAGGTAACACCCAGGGAACGGTAGAAAGAAATATAATCACTCCGATGCGCGCTATTTTCGGGAGCTCAATTGTGGGAGATAAAATAAGCAGTGATAACACGATAGGGATTGCTGGTGAAAGGGTTTATGTGCTCGGCGCAGATAAAGTAAATCAAGTCAGCAAAATACAAGGTGCGGGTTTTAAATACGTCTATGGTGACGAAATCACAACATGGAACGAGAAAGTATTTGAGATGCTCAAAAGTAGGCTCGATAAGAAATACAGTTGTTTTGACGGCACTTGTAACCCTGAAAATCCGCAACACTGGATGAAGAAGTTTTTAGACAGTGACGCTGATATTTTTGCGCAGCACTATAACATAGACGATAACCCATTTAATGAAAAAAGCTTTGTAGAAAACCTAAAGAAGGAATATTACGGAACGGTCTTTTATGACCGTTTTATTCTTGGTAAATGGGTAGCAGCTGAAGGGATAATATATAGAAGGTTTGCTGATGATCCAGAAAAGTTTATCATTGACACTCCCCCATCCAATATTATGTTTGCGACTATAGGGATAGACTTTGGTGGTAATAATTCAGCCCAGGCATTTAACTGCACAGGCTTTACACAAAACTTTAAGCAGATAGTAACATTGGATGAGTATCACACTAAGAAAAAACTAGATCCGGCACAACTGCAAGAAGCCTTTGTTGAATTCGTAAGAATACAAATGAGTAAATACTTGTTAATGGAAGCATTTGCTGACAGCTCAGAACAAGTTCTTATAAGAGGATTGCAAAACACATTAATAAAATATGGTGTTCCATTAAAGATACATAACGCGATAAAAGGCAGTATCAATGAGCGCATACGTTTTTATACCCTGCTGCAAGGCGCGGGTAAATACAAAATAATGCGGCACTGTAAAAATACCATTGAGGCATTTTCAACAGCGCTTTGGAATGCAAAAAAACTTATAGATGAACGACTAGATGACGGGACCGTTAATGTTGATTCACTAGACGCCCAGGAGTATAGCACCGAAAAGTATCAGGATAAAATTATTAAACTAATTACTTTCGGGGGGTAAATAATTATAGACAACTTAGATTATTTTGTGATACAATTATATCAAAAGGAGTGATTGTATTATGAAATTTAATGATTTAACAGGGAAAAAATTCGGGCGCCTTAAAGTTTTATGCCGCATCGAAAATGACAAAAATAATAAAGTAATATGGTTGTGTGAGTGTGATTGCGGCAATAAAACAAAAGTTATAAGCTCTTTGCTTGTAACGGGGCGTGTATCGAGTTGCGGGTGTCTTAGAAACGAAAAAACAATTGAAAGAAGCACCAAGCACGGATTGTGTCATACAAAGCCTTATAAAACAAGGCTCAATTTTATAGATAGATGTTACAACAAAAACAATAGAGATTATCCGACTTATGGGGGCAGGGGCATAGTTGTATGCAAAGAATGGCTTAATAAGGAGTCGGGTCCTGAAGCGTTTACAAATTGGGCTCTAGCAAACGGTTATTCTGATAATTTAACAATAGATAGAATAGACGTAAACGGTAATTACGAACCTTCTAATTGCAGATGGGTAGACATGACGATTCAAGCCTCAAACAGACGAACAAGAAAAGATAATAAAAGTGGTGTTACTGGTGTTAGATATAACAAGAGCAACAATAAATGGACAGCTGAAATTATGATTAATAAAAAAGCATTCTTTCTAGGTTATTTTGCCGATAAAGAAGATGCGATAAATGCCAGAAAGAAAGCGCAAAAGGAACTCAATTTTAACGGAGGTTAAAAGTGGCTGAAGAAAAAAAATTTGATATAAGAAAATTTTTAAAAGATAAAGGGTATAACACAATCCCCTCTTCTTGGGATGCATATATTAATATTTGGTCGTTCTGGTATCAGGGCTTTGTACCGAAGTTTCATAAATATACGCAATATAATGGTCAGGCAAATATACCTAAAGAACGACATACATTAAAAATGGCAAAAAAAGTTTGTGAAGATAAAGCTGATTTATTACTCAATGAAAAAGTAACTATAAAATTAGCAACAGATGATACACAAAAATTCATTGACGAAATATTGGATAATAATAGTTTTTGGATTTGCGGAAATCAGCTTATTGAATTAACCGGAGCAAAG